AACCATCTGGCGGCGGCTATCGGGAATCGCCTGCTGAAAGATGGCCAGACAGTGATTGTGGTTACCGTGGCTGATGTCATGAGTGCTCTACACGCCAGCTATGACGACGGGCAATCAGGCGAAAAATTTTTGCGGGAACTGTGCGAAGTGGATCTGCTGGTTCTTGATGAAATTGGCATTCAGCGCGAGACAAAAAACGAGCAGGTGGTGCTGCACCAGATTGTTGATCGCCGGACAGCGTCGATGCGCAGCGTGGGGATGCTGACAAACCTGAACTATGAGGCCATGAAAACATTGCTCGGCGAGAGGATTATGGATCGCATGACCATGAACGGCGGGCGCTGGGTGATTTTTAACTGGGAGAGCTGGCGCCCGAATGTTGGTCAGCCAGGAATTGAAAAGTAATTTTTACCGGGAGGAAATTTTAATGGAAACCGTTTTTGATGCACTGAAAGCAATGGGAAAAGCCACGTCGGTAGAACTGGCAGCGCGACTTGATATCAGTCGTGAAGAAGTGCTGAACGAGCTGTGGGAACTGAAAAAGGCTGGCTTCGTTGATAAAAGCGTATACACCTGGCGTGTGGCTGATAACAACGTTCAGCAGGAACAGCCAGCACTGCCGGAAGAAACCACTACGGCAACAGTGACGAAAATTTCGGAGAGCGATTTAACTTCGACGATTGAACAACGTGGCCCACAAACGGCGGATGAACTGGCTACGCTGTTCGGTACAACATCCCGCAAAGTGGCTTCAACGCTGGCAATGGCAATCAGCAAAGGTCGTCTGATTCGCGTTAATCAGAACGGTAAATTTCGTTACTGCATACCGGGCGAAAAAATTAACGATATGAGCGCGCAAAGTACTGCACTGGTGCAAGTGGGCTCGGACGCTGACAAAAACGAAAAACAGAGCGATCGCAATCGTTTTTCGCCAACAAAAAGACATGAGCAGAGCGAAGAAACTGTAGCAGACATTGTGCAGTCGCTGCCATCGTTTACCGAAACGCGAGCGGATGACCTCGTTCTGCCATCGCTGCATCTGGCAAGCCGCGAACTGCGTCGGGCGAAAGGCCATGTCCAGAAGTGGGAGCGTGTCTGCGCCGCGCTGCGAGAGTTGAACAAGCACCGGGATATTATCGCCCAGCTTTGCCAGGAGGCAACCAGTGAGCAAGATTGACTACCAGGAATTGGCTGCTGCTAACGCTTTCTTGGCGGATGTGCGGGCTGGGGCGTTTAACGACCTTTGCGCGGCGTTTGTCAGGCACGCAAAAATTGCAGGACTGGACGATGGCGGTCTCGTTACGGTGAAAGAAGCGACTGATGCGTTGCTGCACTGTGCAGAACAGCTTCGGGAGGGATTCAAGCAATGAGTGAATCAAAATGCCAGGTTTATGGCAACAAGATAGAACCGTGTACGGCCCTGGCAAAATCCCTTGAGCATGATGCTGAATACACGACGCGAAAAGGTTTGCTGATATACAAAATCTATAACCATGAATTAATTCATTCACAAGACCTGATCATGCTGCGGTCAGGCGAGTTTTCTAAATCGCCGATTCGAATTTCATTTTGCCCGTTCTGTGGTGAAAGTCTGAAAACGTGGGAAGCGGAGGCAACCAGTGAGCAAAATTAACTACCAGGTACTACGTGAGATAGCAAAACAGGCAACACAGGGCGAATGGGTCGCATTTATTTCGACGGGTACTGGTACGTATGCGGTGCATACGCCCGGTGATAAACGATGTGAAGACGTTATCAAATGGACCGGCTTTGACGGACAGAAAAACGCAGAGAACAACGCTCGTTATATCGCAGCTTTCAACCCTGCAGTAGTGCAGGCACTGCTGGATGAGCGGGAAGCCCAAAGCAAACGCATTGCAGAGATGGAGACTAATCTTGCGGCGCTGGCAGCGGAGAATGCGAGACTGAAGGTGATGTGTGAGGACCGCCGCAGGTTCATCATGAAAGGGGTGCAACTGGGGTATATCAAGGTGCCAAAAGCGGAAACAGATCCGGACCTTGAGACAATTCGTATTGCTATATCACCACAAAAGCCCATTCCAGCCACCGATGCTTTTTTGGCTGAAGTAAGGGCGCAGGGGGTAGAGATGATGCGCGAACACCCATCAATCAAACTTTGCTCTTTGACGCACATATGTGATGAGTTAGCCGCCCAGCTTCGCAAAGGAGAGCTGCATATGATGTTTGACGCTGGCATTCACATCAAAGGAGAAGAGCATGGAAATAAAACCAGAAGATGAGTTAAGTAATATTGTTTTATTTCCGGTAAAAGAGGATGACCCACGTAATCAGGTTAATTTTCTTTATGAGCCATCGGAAAGACCATATTGCCATCATGCCTCTGTCCGGGTTGACGAAAAAGAGCGTCAGGTCCGCTGTAAAATCTGCGGTGCAGTTGTGGAGCCATTTGACTGGATGCTCTCTGTGGCGAAAAGAGAAACCAGACTGGCAGATGATGTAAGGCTATTGCTCCAGGAGGAACAGGAAAGGCGAAAAAATATAGAAAAGCTAATTCAGATTGAGCGTAACGCGAAAGCGCGGATACGCAGAGCGACAAAATCCAGAACTGAATAATTAAATTTAGTGCTGTAAATAAAGTTTAATCCTTAACCGGAGGGATTTCTTCACCCTCAAAACATCAGGAGGCCGCCCGAAAGGGCGGTAATGAAAAATGACAGAATTAACCAAAGAGCAATTAATCGAAGAAGCCAAATTAAAAATAGCGATTGCGAAATGCCACCCCAATTCAGGGATGGCACGGGTAGAGGGCGAGTTATTCAAAATTGCACTGGCATCGCTGGAAGCAGAACCGATAGCGTGGGTATGCGGAGAAAACATAATCCTGTTTAATCCTGACACAGTTGAAGCATATGCAAAACGTGCGGAGATATCACCTAAACCACTATTCGCCGCCCCGCCAGTGCTACCTGATAGACCGGTAGTGTCGCTGGAAGCAGAGCCGGTTGTAGACAGCGAGTGGTGGACGCTCTTACGGCAGTTCCTGATTGAACTTCAGGATCGCCGCAAAAACAGCATTTCTGAATCTGGAATCCGTGCTGAAACCCTGAACGATTTAATACGACATATTGACAGAAACCTGGATATTGACGCGATGAAATCGCCGTTTGAACTGTCATCTGAAATTGTGGATTACGTTAATAAGCAACTGCGCAAGGAGAATGCGTAATGCAGGTGGCATTTGTTGGCTTATTACCGCACCCGATCCGCCTTTGGGCGGATATGTCACTCATAAAATCGCATTTTTTTACTACTGATGGCGGCATCCCGGCACCAAAGCGCCGCCATACAGGTATTGCAGCGGCACGACGTGCAGCAAAGAAACGCAGGAGAGCAAAACGATGAAAAACCGTAAAGCAAAGATTCTGTTAGCTCGCAGAAACGGTGTTGGGGTCTGGCGATGGTTGAGGATTAGTAACAGACGAGTGAGGTTGACGGGGTGTTGCGGGGTGATGGGTCACAGCTGTTGCAAAAAGCCCAGCGCGGCACAAAACCGCTGGAGAAATCACAGTTCTAAGCAAATTAAATGGGAGTGATATGACTACACTATTCAGGAAAAATTATCCGCGAAAGAGCAGAGCAACAGAATTCCTGTTTCTCATTCTGTTTATCGTGTTGATGACACCGATATTCCCGCTAATTTTTGTCTGGGTAATCGGGAAAATAATTGAGCCAGTTATTGAATTGTATAACGACGTGGTATGGGCGTCGTTCAACACACTGCACAATAAAATTAATCCGTATAAGGAAAACTGATATGGCAACTATTACCAGAGAAAGCGCAGAGATTAAATCATTCATCACTGGTTTTCTGAGCGATTCGGCGCACGATAACCAATCCTCAAACAGCCTGCTTGCCAATGTGTTTCGTATTGCGCTGGCATCGTTGGAAGCAGAGCCAGTGGCATATCAGTATCGCCAGTGGGATGCAGAATATGATGAATGGGGAGAATGGGAAGATTGCGGAGAATGCGTTTACGAAGGATTTGTTGAGGAAGAGAAATGTCAGGGGGCAGGTGTTCAGACCCGTAAGCTATATGCCGCGCCGCCAATTTCGGTAACTCCGGATGGTTGGATAAGCCGTAGTGAGCGAATGCCGAACGACGCGCAGTGGTGCGTAGTGAACACAGAATACGGGTATTACGTGCAATGCTGGTCTGAAGGTCAAGGGTGGCTTGGTGATGATATCAGTATCCCTGAATGCGATGTAATCAATTGGATGCCTCTACCAGAACCGCCGCAGGAGGTGAATCAATGACCTGGCCTGAAGCATTCACAACGGTAGGAATTGCAATGGTGGTGGCGCTGGTGGTGTATTCGATTTGCCGCTGGGGATAAAAACGATTTGCGGGAAAAGGATAGTTAAGTAGAATTGCTGCGGGTGCTT